CCCAGCCACTCGGCGCGGCCGCGACAAACGACGTGGCCCCGAAGTTCACCTTGATGTCGTTCGCGGAGGTCACGACTTCGTTGCCGCCCCCGGCGATCACGTAGAGGTTCCCAACGATTGGGCACGTGCCGGTAACGGGGGTGAAGTCGAAGCCGTCCGTGCCGGCTACCGGGTCCGGGGAGCCACTCCCCTTGCCCCACCACGTTGTCGGATCAGTAGTCGCATTGCGCCACCAGAGCTTGCTGTTGATCGTGTCTACCGCGAGGCCCACGGTGTCGCCCGTGGCGAACGTCGTGGTGGCGGTGGTGTTCATGCTGCCGGGGTAGCCCCAGCCGATCAACACCTGGGTCGAGGTCTTGAAGCTCAAGCCGCACATGCTCGCGCCCGTCGAGGGGCTGGGCGGCGCGACGTCGAACGAGATCGGGTTTACGATCTGCGCGAAGATATTGCCGATCCCGATGAACACCTCGGCGGTGCTATCAAACGCGACCCCCGTGGCCTCGAAATACATCTTGCCGGCCGCGAGGCTCCCGCCCGTGCAGATCACGGCATAAGTGCCGGCCGCACAGTCCACGTTCCACCCTGCCCGCCAAGTCATCCATGTCTCCGGGGAAAGAACCAGCGCACCGAACACATGATGCGGAGCCAGAGGTTGTGCACATGTGCACAGATCATGCGCCCTCCATGTTCAGCTTGAACATCTCAATGCCATTGGGGATTGTGCTGCCGGTGAGGACGGTCATATAGAGGCAGTCCGCGTCTTCGTTGTCGCGCACGGCCTCGACCGCGGCGACCGATGCCACAAACCGAACCCCGTCCGCGAGCTGGTGCACGCTCCACCCCGCCATGTCGGGGGGCGAGGACATGAACCGCGAGAAGCGCCGATATGTGCAGCTCAGGAGTGAGCCGTTCGACGTCGGCGCCCACACGGCCGGCACCTTGGTCTCGGTGTAGGCGATGTCCACGAGGCTGCCGTAGAGTTCGGAGATGTCCTGCTGGAACGGGTTGAGCCGGCGTCCGCTGGGGCTGGCTGCGAACACGTCGGTCACGAACTCGTAGACCTGTTTCCCATACGCCTGCACGAACACGTGCGAGAAGGCCGCGGTCACGGCCTGGACGTTGAGCGAGCCGTAGGAGCTGACCTTCTTGATGTCGAAGTTGCTCGGGGTGATCGCGGCGTCGGGGCTACTGCCCGTGATGACGAACTCCTCGGAGCTGGTCCCGAACAGCAACCCGGCCCGGTCGGCACGGAACCACTGAACATGATCCTGCGTCGAGGAGGCGATCTTGAGTGCCAGCGCGTGGTTGTCGAACACGTTGCCGTAGATGTCGGTCGGGGAATACGTGAACGGGTCGCCCGACATGCTGCTATCGAGGCGACCCTCGACGGCGCCGCCGAGCCACACGCGGCCCCCGAACATGATGCCCACGCGCGGCCGCTGGCCGGCCTCGAACACCCCAAGTCGCCAAATCGCGATCCCGGTGCCGTTCGCAGAGTTGAGGTTGGTGGTCAGAACGACAGTGCAGCTCGTGCTGGCTTGGGCGGAGATCGTGCCCCAGGCCCACTGGCCGGCCGTCGGCGCCGGCCCCCAGATGGTGTATTGCACGCCCCCCGAGGTGTAGAGCGTCCCCGGCTGCACGCCCGCGAGGCTCCCGTAGATGTTCTTCCAGTAGGCCCCGTTGAACTTCACGATGTCGTTGAGGGCGTAGGTCGTGCCCGAGGCCCACGCAGCCGGCTCGGAGAACAACCGGATGCACCGCCCCACGTCCGCGGCGACGAACGTGGTCGAGGCCGGGGTGAACGTAATCGTGCCGGTGTAGGCGCTGACGGTGCCGGTCTCGGGCGCGGCAACCGTGCCCTGCGGGTCGAGGTAGGGACCGTCGAGCAGGGTCGCGGCCGCGAACGAGAACACGTCGGGGGTCGAGCCGCTGTTCGCCGTGGTCACGGTAAGGAGCTGCGGCGTAATGAGGGGATGCAGAAGGAGGGTCTGGAGCTGCGTGCCCGAGAAGTTCCCGAGGTTCACGGCCGACGCAATGCGGCAGTTGGACGACAGGCCACTAAACTGGAACCGCGTGATGCGGCTGATGGTGGCGCCGACCAACGCGCCCACTGCGCTATCGAACGTGAACGCAATCCCCACGTCGTCCTTGAGGGTGATGCTGGCCCCGCTGATCGCGGTGAGCTTGCACCAGCGGTTGAGGTAGCCCAGGCCGAGGGGCGGCAAGGTCGTGAGAAGAACCTGATCCCCGGCGGTCCACCCCGTCGAGGTTGCGGTGGTCGCAGACACTACCCCCGCCGTGCTGCTGCTCGCGATGATCGTGTTGGTCGGGGCGTCGGTCACGACGGCGGCCCCGCGGAACAAATGCAGGAAGCCATTGGAGCCGTCGCTGGAGATCGCGGCCGCGTGCCGATGTGCGGTGTCGAGGGTGATCGCCTTTACGGCGGCGTCCGTCTTGCGCTCGTAGGTCGGGGCAAGGAACCGACTACCGACCCGGCGGGTCCACTGGCCGCCCTCCACGGGCAGCCCGTTGTAACTGATCGCCATCGCCGAGGCGTGCCACGGGTGGTCAAGACGCCCTTGCGCCTCGGTGCTCCACCGGCCGCCCGCGAAGCTGGACTGAAACTGAATGCCGCGGGCCATCTAGTACCGGCACGTTAGGTAGCTGTCAACCTCCAAGTCGATTGGACCGATCTCGATCGAGTTGACGGCGGTGGCGTCCTTGCGCTCGCGCTCGTAGTGCGAGCGCGCATTGGCAAGCAGGGGCGACAACAGCCCGGCGTCCTGAATAATCAGAGGCCCCACCTCCTCGGCGAGCCTCGCGCTCAGCATCTCGCAGAACGTCGCGTCCATGTCGGGCACGTCCACCATGTCGGCGACGTACCGCATCATCATCGGCCCTCGCATGTTCGACACAATGTAGTCGCCCTCGAACACCCAATCCTCGTGCAACCCGCCGCGCCCTGTGCCGAGAAATGTGTTGGCCGCGGCCTTGGGATCGGTCGGGGCCTGTCGCAGATACCCGCGAGGCAGGCGGTAGAGGTTCGCAGACTGCGTGTCGAACGCCGGGCCGGCGCCGAGCGGGTACAGGATCGAAAGCGGCGTCATGGTCCCGTTGACGCGCAGCCAGAACCCAAAGGTCGAGGTGGGGTCGTTGGCCGGCGAGACGCTCTGCGACACCAAGGCGAGATACGAGTTGCCGTCAGACCCGAGCACGAGATCGCCCGACGAATAGCCGATGGTGTTCACCCACGCCCGCATCGTGTCGGGGCCGGTGTAGTGCGCCCAGTTCGCGCCCATCGCTGGGGTGTTGCCCAGGTTCGACGCGACCTTGCTCTGCCACCAGTCGCCCGCGCTGTCCACCACAACCTCGCCGACGTGATAGGTTGTCGAAGCGAGGTAGCTCGGCGGGGTCCACAAGAGCGTGCTGGGGCCGAAGTATATCTGTGTCGCGCTGGCAACCGTGCCCGTCACGGGCAGAGAGAGCGTCACTGTCGTGCCGTCGAACGCGGCAACCACCGTGTTGGCTTGGATATGGCTGTCGCCCGCGACCAGCATCCCGATCGTCACGTTGGTCACGGATGCGAAAGTTAGGGTGCTACCGCTCGTGGTTTGCGCCGAGGTCGCGATGCTCGTCAGGCGTGTGTCGATCGGATACAGGATCGTGCGCCGGGTGGAGAACCTCCACAGGTGCTCCTTCAGCTCGGCTTCGCGCACCCGCGAGTACGCGAACCCCATCTCTTGCGCCTGGAGGGTCTGGTCCGTAAACCCGCGAATGCGCCGCACCCGAAGGTGCTGGAGCGCGCGGTTCGCGATGTCTACTTCGGTCTTATACGCCGCCACGGTTGCCGCCTTGCGGCTGCGCCGGCTGCGGCTGCATGAAGTCCTCCTCCGTTGACCCCATCTCGATCGCGGAGACGGCCCGCGCCTCGACGATGAACCGCTGGTACTCGGCCGCGCACTTGGCCGCAAGGTCAGCGCGCTGGGTCAGGATTTCGTTCATGTCGAGCGCCATCCGGCACCCGACTGCGTGGCAGAACAGGTCATCCATCGCGGGGACCACAACCGTGTCGGCCACGAACCGCATGATGATGCCGCCCGAGGCCGCGGACGAATAAAGCACTCCGCCCTCGATTTCCCAGTCGTTGAACTGCATCCCGGCCGTAGTGCCGAGGCGTGCGATCGCCGGCTGCTTGGCGTCCTGGGGCGCGATGCGGAGGAAGTTCTGCGGGAGCGGATAGGCCGTGCGCGTGGGGGCGCCGACCCCAAGCCCCACGCCCGCGTCGAAGAACGAGGGGGCGCGGAACGACACAAGGCTGCCGAGGGTGGCACCAGCCGGCGCCAGCCACGGGGCGCCACTCGCCGGGTCATTGTTGAGCGAGGTTGCGACCCCGGCTAGACGATACACCGTCGTCGATTTGTAGACAACATCGCCGGGGAAATACGTGACCGTGCTGCTCCAGTTGTCGGCGTAGGCCGGCCCGGAGTAGGCGTCCCAGTAGGTCATCCCTACGTCGGTGTTCGGGGTCTTGTTGGTGCCCGCGGAGATCGCCTCGAAGGACTGGCCGCTGACCGCCGCGAAGTCGCCCACGACATAAGCGGTGGCGCCGCTCCAGGCCCCGAACGCGATCTGCTTCAACGTCGCCGTCACGGGACGCAGGATCGCGCGGCGCGTGGCGAACGTCCACACGAACCGGCGCAACTCAGAGCGTCGGCTCTTATCGTAGACGAACGAGGTCTCCTTGGCCTGCCGAGTGCTGTCCGCGAAGGTCGTGATGCGGGGCACCCCGAGGAGCTGGAGGCTGATGTTCGCGATGTCGTAGGGGGTCTGGAAGATCGCCATCAGAGTTCAACCGCAGTAATGCCGACATTGACGAGGCCGACTGACGAAGCGGTGGCTACGCTTTTGGCCGCGAGGTCAATCCAAAGCGCCGTCGCAAGAGCTGCCCCGGTAAGAACAAACGTCAGCGAGAAGGGCGTGAAAGCGTCGGCCACGACAACCGTGTTGGGGTTGTCCATCTGAATGATCGGGCCGATTTGGGTCCCGGCGAGCGCGCCGTTGGTGGTGGGCGCGGAGCCTGTGCCGTAGCTCCCCTGGATCAGAATGCCGTCGCCTGCCGTGACCGTGCTCGACTTGCACGAGCCGCAAATCGTGACCAACACCCGGCCCGAAAAGGTCGGGGTGATCGCGCCAGCGAGGCCCTGCATCTTGTAGGTTGAAGTGCTGTTCGGGGCGGTCGGGTTGCCGGGCTGGGCTTGCGAACTTGCGCGGGCAGCCAGCATTCCGGTCGTGATCGTAGCACTATCACCTGTGGTAATAACCGTCCCGGTGGTGTTGGGGAAAGTTATGTCTTTCGTTCCCCCGGCTGGTATAGGCGTGTTGAGGGTAAATGTGTTTGTTCCGTCTGAGATGCTGGTAATCGCAACGCCGTTGCTGCCAAGGCCCCAAACCAAGTTGTGTGTTGACGCCACGCCCCAGGCCGCCGACGACATCTCAAGATGCCAAGGCGCGGCAGTGGTAGCATCGAGACGCAGAAGCGCCGTCCCACCTTGGAAGCTTCCAGTGCCGGGGTCGGTTAGTGTCATCCCACCAAAGGCCGGGGCGCTCCCCGTGCCGATGGACTGAGGGACATCAACCTCAAGGCTGTCAGGCGCCGCGTTCAGCGACACGTCAAGCCGCCCTGAAGGGTACGCGCTCCAGCGCCCCATCCGCGGTGCCAGCGGACGCGCCGAACACAATCTGATAGGTGCCGGGGCAAAGGTCGAAGACAGCGGTGGAAGTGAACGCGGCCCCCGCCGCGACATAATGCCCCGAGGGGGTCTTGATGTTCAGCGTGGCCGAAGCCGTGGTCGAGGAGTAGATGCACGCCGCATAGCGCCCGCCCAGCACGTAGAAGTCTGGGGTGGTGTCGCTGTTCCCGGCCGCAGTCCACGACACGCCGTCGCGGCAGTCAACGAGCGTGCCCGCCCAAGACATGGGCTACGTCCTGTCAGGCGGCAGGTTCGCGCCGCCTCCGGCAAGGCCCTCTTGGATGATCCAGCGGCGCAAGCGCGCGAGGAAATTGAGGCTCTGGCGCTGCGTGGGGACAACCGTACCGTTGCCCATGCGGAACTCGAACACGTCGCCCGAGGTCGAAGTGGTGCCCGAGTGCTCCATGTCGGCCGAGTACACGTCGCCGTCGTTTCCCGAGGCGTAATAGGTTGTGGTCACTCTGTTACCTCAAGCTGTTCGGGACGGTGGCGGCGACAAGCTGCGCCCCGGCCGTCGCGTTGAAGTAGTAGCCGGTGCCGGCGCCCGTGGCGATGTTTGGGACGGTCCAGCCCGCATAGCCCCCGGCCAGCATCGTCAGGATCGTGTTGCCCGCGCTATCCGAAAGCGTCAACGTGCCGGGGTTGTTGTAGTCGAGCGGCTGAAACGTCACAACCGCCTGCGCCCCGCCCGGCAGGGTGAACGTGGCGGTGTTCACCCCGGCGGCCGGGAAGCTGAAGGAGGAAGTCTGACCCTCCGGGATTGGGAAACCCGAAGCCATTAGATCAGGTACTCGGCCCAGGACATGCTGGGGATACAGGTGTTCGCCGCGAAAGCCGTGCTCGCCACGAGAGGCATTGCGTAGCCGGGCGGCAAGATCAGCCGGCCCAGGAACTCGTGCGTGAGCGGGACCGGGTAGCCGCCGACCGTGGGAACCCACGAGGCCGGGAAGGTAAACATCGGATAGCCCCAGTTCGCGGCGATGGTCTGCGCCGACGCAAAGGTGGCGACCGTTGCGACGTAGCCCACGGGGGCAGCGCCGCCGATGTTCAGGTTGTAGCCGCCGGCCGTGAGGCCGAGGGGCACCGGGATTTTGGTCACGGCGCTGATGGCATTGGTCGCCAGCGGAACGAAGTTGAACCCGACCACCGTAGCCGTGCTAGGCGCGGCGTTAGTGAGCAAGAAATCCAACTGGAACATGATCGGTTCCATGTAGACGCCGGAGCCGGTCGGGTTGACCACCACGAAAGTCGAGGAGCTGGTCGTGGTGTTGACGGCAATCGTGGCCGCCGCGGTCGAGTAGGCCGCCATGAAAGTGCCCGCGCGGTGGGCCATCGAGCCGTATTGACCGCGCACGCTGTCGGTGTGGACGGAGCCGAGGCGGCTCAGGGACAACTCGGAAGGCGAGCTATCCCCAAGCTGCGTGGCCTTGGGGTTCTGGACGCGGCCAACGAGGCTGGCCGCACCGCCGACGATGAAAGGAGAGTTCGCCATGCTACGTTCTCCTTAGAAGCCGGCGCCGCCAACGGTCCACTGGACACGCAAGAGGAGCGTGGCCGCACCGTTGATGGTTGCCGTGTTGAGGGCGCAGATGTCGAAGAAACCCCCGGGGTCTGCGGTCAGGGTCGAGTTCGCGGCGTTCCAGAGCGGGAGCACCGTGTCGGTCGGGAGGAAGCCCGAGGTGTTGGCGAAGGTCGTATCCACCCAGGTCACAGCGGCGTGGGTGTCGATTGCGCTGCCCCACATTGTGGACAGGATAGCCGTGCCGGCCGCGGCTACGTTCGCCGCCGTGGTGCCGTCGTTCGCATCGGAGTAGTACAGCCCAAAGCTGAAGTTGGCCGTGGTCGTGGCCGCCTTCTGGCAGTAGTAGACCGCTCGAATGATGGCGTTGGACGGGACACGCACCATGCGCAGAAGCCCGCCCGTGGTGTCGGCAGTCGTGGTCGGCCCGGCGATGCCCACCACGTCGTAGAGGTAGGCGTGGCCGCCCTCCTGCCCGCCAGTGGGCCGGAGAGGCGGGTTCGCGTCGAGGTTCGTAATCGCCGCGGATTTGAGATTTGGCTGCGTGGTCATTTCTCTCTCCCTTACGGCGCAGTCGGGTCAACGCCCGTGCTGTCTTTGCAGTTGATCTGGATGACCTTGTGGTTCTGCGTGCGCGTCGCGCCCGCGGTCGCCATCGCCTTCAACTGCCACGGCCGGCTTTCGAGGTCCGTCCGGTGGTCGATGAACGTGGTCACGTCACGCCAGATGCCCATGTGCAGACCCGAGCGCACCCACGCGAAGCAGTTGCGGACGGTGCTGCTGGAGCTGGTCGCGAGGCGTTCGGTGACAACGGCGTGGAACCCGCCGAGCTTGCGCCCGTCGATGCTCCCGATGTCAACCTGCCGGGTCGTGGTGTACTCGTCGGAGATAAACTCTTGCTGGCGCTTCGCATCCTCCTCTTGCTGGGAGCCGATCGCCGTGCACGGAGCCTCGGCGTCCATGTCGTTCTGGTAGTGCCGCAAGATGCGCCACGCCTCGACGAGCTTGGGGTAGGTCAGGCCGGTGGCCGCACTCGCGCCGAAGTCCACGGCCACGACGTCGTTCGAGCTGTCAAAGTTGTTGGTCGTGTAGTTCGAGGCGTCAGGGCCGGTCACGAAACTGCCCAGGGCCGCCGCGATGATGAGGTCATCGAAGTAGCGGTTGAAGGCCGCGACGGTCGCCTGCGAGATGCCCGAGGTCGGATCGACGATCGACCGCAGAAGGTCGTAGGTGTCGATCGGCACCGTCACGGTGCGGTCGTTCGGGAAAATCCAGGGCCGCGTGTACTGCGGAATGTCGAACACAACCGGCGCGTAGCGCGGCTGCGGGGCCTTGGCCTCCAGCACGCCGATCTGGTTGATCGGGCTGGCCGCCTTGCCGACATACTGCGCGCTCTCGACATACATGCGCAGCTTCGACATCTTTTGCTGAAGCAACAGCTCCAGCACGGTCGGGTATTTGACCGTGACGAGTTCGACTTCGTAAGGGTTTTCGCCAGTGGATGCCACTGAGGGTTACTCCGAAAAGGGTTGCCACCTGTGCGCTCTCTAAGGGGCGCGGTTTGTTCTCTTTGGTGGCCTTGTCGGAGTTTCCGGGGCCGGTCGGGTTACGGGGCAGACGGAGCGTCGCTGTTATCCCGTGGGTCGCACAATCGCTCGCCTAGATCACATGGGGATCGCGCGCCCCCAGGTCAAGGCTGTGCACATGTGCACAGCTACCTCTTGCGCCCCACCTTCGCCATGCGCTTGCCGCTGCGCCGGGCCGTGTCGAGCGCGATCGCGACGGCCTGCTTCTGGGGTCGGCCGGAGTGCACCAACTCGGAGATGTTCGAGCTGACCGTCTTCTGCGAGGAGCCTTTGGCGAGGGGCACTACTTCTCGCCCTTGTCGAGCCGGTCCCGGAAGAACCGGCCGCTGTTCATGCGGTCGTTGTTCTCCTCGTTGTCCTGGCGCATACGCTCCAGGCGGTCCGCGATCTCGCGCAGCCTGTCGCCGGGGGTCTGCGTTGCGGGTTCGTCGCTCACTTCGCGGCGCTCTCATGGTGTTCGGCGATCTGCCGGTGCAGCCGCGCAATGGCTTTGTGGTGCACGGCGTTCTGGGGCATCGAGGCCGCCATGTCCTCGTGCTGGTCCGCAATCGCGCGGTGCGTCGCGGCGTGTCGGCGATGTAGCTCGCCCACGCGCTTGTCTTGCTTCAACCCCGCCAACGTCGCCATTAGATTGCCTCCACGTCCTGAACCTTGGGGCGTCCACGCCCCGATATGAGAGCACGCTTGCGCGCGAGAAAGCTCTCGGGCACGATAAGCCGATTGGCCGTGTTCACCGCCTGCTGGTCCTCGGTGAACGCATTTACCACCGTCAGCATCCCCATCTGGAACCGCTTGCAGTTCTGGGGGGTGGGCTTCTCGACCCCCGGCGCGAACACGAACTCGTCGCTCGCGCTCCACGCTTCGACCAGCCGCCCAAAGTGGGAGCTGGTCACGAACATAACGGCCGGCTCGTCGAGGAGGTTCGCGACCATCTGCGCCTTGCGGAACTCGTTGGGCCGATCCGGGTCGATCGGGATACCCATCGCGTCGAGAAGGTGAGCCATTAGAGTAGCCAGCTCGCCAACGCAAGGAGACCGCCAGCTATGGCCCCGAAGGCCAAAGCGGAGAGGATGCAGATACCGATCTCAGTTAGCGCGAACCGCTGGAAGTTCATAGGGACCTCGCGAGCCAGATACAGAAAAACGCGAAGACCCCCAAAGTGTAGAGGTCAGCGCAGAACTTGACGATGGCACGTCCGGACGGTTTCGATCCGTCGTGTCCCGGAGCATAGCTTTCGCGTAGCGGTAGCCCCCGCATTGGGAGTTGAACCCAGCCAGACGGGAACCGGCATAGCCAGCCGGCGGACGTTATCATCGCCTATCTCTGGCTCGGGTTCTGGCTCGGCGGGCCGGCGATGATCCGCGCGAGGTCGTCGAGTTCGCGCATTGCGTCGGGGTCCCCTCGCATCATCTTCTCGCCCCACGCCTTGTCGAGCTTCAGCTCGCTCATGCGTTCGAGGGCGGCGTCGCGCGTCAGCGCCGGGCCAACGTGACGGCTCGGGTCGCCCCGAAGCAGCTCCGCCTCGCCCATCTTGCTCGCGAGCGCGCGCATCCCGTCCATGAACTTGAGGTAGCTCTCGGGGCCGGAGGCGCGGGCCGTCTCGGACACCTCACGCGGCATCCCAAGCAACTCCATCGCGCGTCCGACTTGGAAATTGAAGTAGTCGTGCTGGCCGCCCCAGGCCCGGCGCAGCTCGGCGTCGGAGGCCCCGGAGCGCGTGGCCGCGGTGTCGATGGCTGCCTTCGCATCGGCGTCGGCCAGCCCCATGATGCGGGCGGCGAGGGTGTTGGCCTTCCCGGCCGGGAGGTCGAGGTCGAACGCGATCTGCTTGACGGCGCCCACGAACTGCGCATCCGGCTCGGAGCCGTCCCCGAACTTCAGGCCCTCTACCTTGTAGTCGTCGAGCTTCTCGGGCTTGCCCAGGCGCTTGTGCAGCTCGGCCCAGCCGGCGGTGTCGGTCGGCTCGGGAACCTTGGGCACGCCCCCCATCTGCGCGAGCGCAGTTTGCCGGGTCAGCTCGGTCTGCGCCTCGCGGTGGGCTTTCGCCAGCTCGCGGGCGGCGTCATCGCCTTCCAGCTTGTCCCAGCCTTTTGCGGCCACGTGGGTCGAAAGCTGCTCGTCCAGTCCTTCAGTCCAGGGCATCAGTTCGTCCTTTCGGGAACGGTGTCGAAGCGCACGTGATCGAATAGCGCAACGGCCTCCTTCAGCATTTTGAGGGCGTAGTCCTCAAGGTCTTCGTCCTCCCTTTTGAGGCAACTGATATAGTTGGAAGCCCAACGCGCTACGCGAAACGCGGCGCGGCTGTCCTGCCCATACTCGTTGAGAAGACGAAGTATCTCCTCGCTGATCTGATACTTGTCGCGCATTTATTCTCCGTGGGTTTGTACCTGCCGGCCGGCGAACAGCTCCATCAGCTCGCGGTCGGTCAGGTGGATGAACCGCTGGATTTCCAGCCACACATCGCGGCGTCCAGCGGTGCGGCCCTGCATGAACAGGTCCGGGGTTTTCGGGGCAGGGTCCGAGGCCCCGCAGAACTCGGCAAGATACGGCAGCACGGCCTCGGTGCCGGCTGTTGAGAACGCAATCTGGAACCCCCTAGCGAGGTTGTCAAGGCGAACACGACGCCCGAGGCGGGTGAACATCTCAACCATCGGCCGTGCACTCGCGAATGTCGTTGGAGAAGCGCGCAGCTTCCAGGCGTGTCAGATAGAACGCGAAGTCGCCCTGCGTGGTTTCGAGCACCATCAGCATCCCTGGCACCTCGAAGCCTCGATCGGTGCGGTAGCCGGGGAGCATCCGACCGACCCTGTAGGAGAGCACCAAGCCGTCGCGGGTCGTCGGCTCGAAGGTTGGGGTTTCGCCATCTTCGTCGATCACCGACCAGTCCACTCTTGTGCGCCGTTTAAGGCCCCGTCGGCTGGGACCAGATTTGTAACGAGACGCACATCGACCAGTACGCCAGCCCCCGGAGGCACGGTCCCGCTGACACCGGGAAAACGTGCCGGGTCTACAGGAGTTCCACTCGGCCTCCACGCTTGCCATAGAAGCCGGCCCCAGCCCTTCGCCATGAAGATGCGCTCGACTTGGATGCTAGGATCGCCGTGTTCCGAGATAAGGGTCTGGGCCGTGATCGAGGTCAGGCCGAAGCCCGAGGCCGGATAGGTAATCGTCGCCACGCAACCACGATTGAAGCTGTCCCACGTCGTCCAGCCCTGCGAACAATCTGCGGCGTTCGCCGCAATCGTCCACGGGATCGGGAATGTCTGGATGCCAGGGGTGCCGCCATCCTGAGTTGTGACAATAGAGGCGACCCCGCCAGATAGAACCACATGCTCGCCGCCATCGCCGTTAGCCGCCACAAAAGGCCCGAAGGGCGCGTAGCTCCAAGTTGTGATTGAACCATCACCGACAAGGAAGCTATCCTCGATCTGGTTGCCGCCCCAATCGGTACGTCGATAAGTCAGGGGGTCCGTGTCATGCAGTGGGGTCGCGGGGTTGCCGTCAGGGCGAACAGACTGCGCCAAATAGGTCGTAACGTCTGCGAGGCCCGTGGGGCCGCTAGGGCCGGGAGTTGGGCCTCCCCCGCCGCCGCCGCCGCCGCCACACGCGGTCAAAAGGCCAACCAACGCCAACACTAGCATTCTCATCCACGTCTCCCGCTCTGTCCTGGCCCGCCACCAACACCCGGCAAGCCCGGTGTGCCTTGGGGAACCTGGGGCTGTATCTGGGGCATCCCACCGTCCGGGGTCCCGCTCAGGGTTCCGCCGATGTTGCCGCCAGTCTGCGCCTTCGCCGTAATCGCCTGGGCCTTCATGATCGCCGCGCGGCCCGGCAGTTCCTTGGTCTGCGTCTCGCGCTCCTGGGCCTGCTGACGCGCCTTGCGCTTCGCGGCCACCTTCTCGTCGCTCGCCATCCAGTTGGGCGGAACGAACTGGTCCTGCGCCATCTCGACAAGCGAGGTGTCGAAGTCGAAGCGGTCCATCACGTCGGGGCTGCCGCCCATCTGGACCGTCTCCTGAGCGAACTGCGCGATCCTCATATAGCCGGCTACGACGTTGCCGCGGGCGGCGCGCGCCAGAGGGCTATTCCACGCGGTCTTGTAGTGGTCCTTCGCTTCGCGAAGAGCCTGGGGCATCTCGGGCAGAAGGCCCTGCCATGCGAGCAGATCAAGCTCTCGATCGACGAGGGGACCCAGATATTCGCTGTACTGGCGGCCGAGCGTCGGGGCGAGGAATATGCCCTTCTCGTTCGCGGCCTCGATGACTTCACGCGCGCTGCGCTGGTTGCCCTTCTGGTCGAACAGCAACGGGAATAGGTCCACGAGGAACCCCGAATTAATGATCGCCCGGCTCTCGTCCATCATCTCCTTCGAGACTTGGATATTGCCGGTGGGGAGCACGTCCACGAGCCGATGGCCCTGGGCGTCGACGCTCCCATAGTTAAAGCTGTTGGGATGCAGCTTGAAGTCGATGCTGTCGTCGTGGATCAGGATCGGCGGTGCCGCGCCGCGGTGCCCCTGGGTCAGGAAGTCAGACTTCTCGGCATTGAGTGTCTTGATCTCGGGGAGCACGAGCTGGGCCGGCCCGCGCCCGTAGTCTTCCTCAGGGGCCTGCACGTAGCGCCCGGAGGCCAGCGGGAACACCCGGTAGCCCTGCTCCTCCAGTATCCGCATCCCCGTGACGCTCATATAGACGCTCTGCCACGGCTTACCCTTTGGGCTTAGCCAGTTGCCGGGGTCGTAGTCGGTGCGTGGCAGAACGAACTGGAGAAAGTCGAACATCGTCGGGGCGTTGCTGTCGAGGGCCGACTTGAACAGCTCCTCGACCTTGAGGCCCCAGCGGGAGTAGGCCCGACGCGCGTTCCAGCGGAAGTGCCGGATGAAGGCGTCCACGCGGCCCTGGTGGTTGGTCAGGATATACAGCTCGCCCACGGGGAGCGCGATGTAGCGCAGGCCGGGGTTCGCGGCCGCGGGGCCGGCGTCGTATTCCTCAACCATCATCGCCATGTTGCCGAACACCCCGAGGCCGAGGTAGTTCTGCTTGTTCTGGCTGTCGAAGTTCGCCTCGGGCCGATAGCGGTGCTGCCAGAGGGTCTGCGTCGTCTCCCACATGAACTTGCGCACGTCGTCGCGCTTGGCGAGCTTGGGGTCAACCGCCTGCACCACGCTCCAGAGCAAGGAGCTGGGCGTCAGCATCGCGTCGCAGATATTCATGAAGCGCCACGCGGCGATGCTCGCCGTGCTGTCCACTTGGAACTGGGTGTACTTTTGGCCGGGGGTTCGCGCGTGCCCGAAGGCAAAGCTGTTGCGGTACTCGGGGAGGACCAGCGCCGCGGCCTCCTCCCATTGCACCTCGAAGTTCACGCGGTTGATGCGCGCGTTGAGGAACAGCCGCATGAGGTAGGCGGCGCGCTCTTGCTCGTTCGCGGGGTCATCCCCGTAGACTTCATAGGCCAATCAGTGCCTCACAGGCATCCCGGTCCACGGGTCAAAGATAGTAGGGGCGGAGCCTCGATGCGCTATGTGCCGGCGTCCGAGCGCTCCGCCCAGCGGAACTGCGCGCGCCCGCCGTCTCATCATATAGGCATAGCGACCCGCATCCAAAAGGTCGTTGTCACGATCGACGATTTTGCCGTCGCGGTAGTGGTAGCGCCGATACTCGGAGAACCACTCGGCGCACATGCGGTTGACGTGCCAGCGCCGGGCCGACATGATGATGCCCTGCTCCGTGACGCTGGCGTATTTGCTGAAGCTGCCGCCGGGGAGGCTCGCCGGCTCCCCGAGCATCTGGAGGCCGAGCTTCTTGTAGGCGGCCGAGAGCGGCTCCCCCGACGACTTCTCGCGGTTCATACCGTCCTTGGGCCACGCCACGGGCACATTCGCCGCCACCCGGCGCATCGCATCGACGTGCTGGAGCGGGATCGCGTCCTTCATCTTGATCGTCGCAAGGATATAGTGCTCGTCCATCTCGCGGTCCCAGGCGTAGAGCGCGGCCGCGAACGGATGGTTGATCCCAAAGTCGATCCCCCAGAGCTTGACCCACTCACCGGGCACAGCCGTGAGCGGAATGTCTACCATCAAGTCGGTCTCGGGCACCTCGAACACCGCGCCCTCGCCGAGGCTCACGCGCCCGTGGTAGCGCGCGTCGCGCTCGTGGGGCAGGTACTCGCGCCACTTCCGCGCTTTCTCCTCGTCGCCGATGTGCTTGGCCTCGTCCATCGACATCTCGAACATAGCTCGGGTCGGTTCGTCCTCGTCGGTGAACCGCTTGACCACCTCGGTGGGGCCGGCCAACGGGGTGAAGGTCATGTAGCTCAGGCCGTTACGGCCCATCAACCGGGCCAGGGCCTCCGCGTAGTGCTTGACCGTGCGCGGCTCCTCGTCGAACCACACAAGATCGAGCCGCGGCCCCTGCCAATCCTCCGGCTCCTGCGCGTAGGTCTTGAAGGTCAGGTGCGAGATGCCCCCCGAGGCGTGCAGCACCTCGACCGTATCCAGCACGTCGGCCGTGCCGCGGGACTTCTCGCGCTTTCCCAGGCACCGCAGCGGGATCATGCCCGTGCCCCAGAAGTCGGGGTTGAGCCGTCCGACCAGTTTGAGCTGCGCGGCTTCCCGGAGCGCCTCCCCGGTCTTGCCGCACACCCAGACGTCAACCGGGTGGTTCCACCGCCGGCCGGGCCACCAGTCGGGGTATTCCCCCGTGAGGTGCATCGCCGTGACATAAGCCCCGATCTCGGTCTTGCCCGTGCCATTGCCCGCGCTCAGCAGCTCCTCGAAGTGATCCTTGCTCGCCTCGATGAACCCCAACTGCGTGGGGTAGGGCCGGAAGAACTTGGCGCGCTCGAAGGTCCGAAGGAAGTTCTCGGCCTCCAGCGCATCCAGCACCTCCTTCGGATCGGGCAACTGGGCCATGCTTGATCGCTCAGCCTTCGGCTTCGCTCAAAGCATCTTGGGTTCTGAGTGCCTCGTCGCGCCAACGACGCATTACTCGAAGCTCTCCCTCGTGGAACGCAAATTGCGCGAGATGAAGCACATACTTCTGGGTGTCGGGATTGGGGAAAACGCGCTCGATGCGCTCTCGAATGTCCTCGGGGAAGCCTTCCGGGATCGGGGGTTCGTTCATGCGCCCTCTCCGTGCATCTTCAACAGCGCTTTGGCGTCGGCAATGCGCTTCTGCTCCTCGGAGATCGCGGCCACGAACGGGTCGTCGATCCGGGTCCAGCGGTAGCTCTTGCGGCCGTTCGGGCCGGCGAACTGCCGGGGGTCGAGGTCGCGCTCCCACATGCCCCCAGTGTCGTCGAGGGCGATGATGGTGCCGGCGGTCGGCGTGCAGAGTTGGACGATGCGCGGGCGGGTTGGGGTGTTCATGGTTTACTCCTGTAAAGATTGACGTAACGGGGCTACGCTTTCGGCCACTTCCTCAAACTCGGCCTCCACCACGGGGCCGGCCATCTCGGTTTGTATCGCGCCCATAATTGAGAGGCGCTCGGGTTCGGGCAGGTTCGCAAGAAGCGCCTGGGGGTCCTCGCCACGGGCCGCAGCCATGCGCGCGATGCGCTCCCAGCGCTCGCGTACCGTAACCACTACCTCGCCCGTGTGCTCGACTTGTAGCTTGGGGCCAAGACCCCCGCGGTCGATCATCAACTCCAGAGCCTTCAGCCTGATGTTGTGGCGCACAGGGTGATCGTCGTTGCCGGCGCTGCCGTCGGCGAGCCTTTGCACTAGCGCGAGGTTCAAGGGTAGCTGGGTCGCGAGGCGCCGCGTGGCCTCCTCCACGATCGCGTCGGCCACGTCCTTCCTGTCCAAAAGCCGGCTGGCCTGGGACCGCAGCCCCGAGCCTTTGCCCTTGCCGTTGCGGGCAAAACTCTGCGGCCCGGCCTGATACCCGGCCGCACGGGCCGCGGGGGCCGCCTGCCCCAACCGCACATACTCGGACACAAAGGCCCGATGCCTGGGGATCAGCGCCCGCATCTTGGGGCCGAACTGGTCCATCTCGCGCTTGCCGGGCCTCACGGCCTTAGGGACATTCGGGGTCATCCCACCCATATGGTAGCGTTGCCCCCGATCCGCAACACCGTTGCCAGAGCGTTTTGAAAAACCTCGCCGCGCCGTTGAGAGGCATCAGAGCTTCGCTCTCCCGA